ATTTGCTTCCTTGTGCTTTCCTTGATTGGTCAATGCCTTGACCTTCTTCATCTTCTCTCTCTTCGCCAACTGCATAGCGGTTGGTTTCTTCTCATTGTAATACTTACCAGTTCCAGACTCAGGAGTTGCCATCCCTTCTTCAAAATTCATTCTTTCTCTCCAAGAATAATTTTCTTTTTTGACCTTCTTTCTTGAAGGTTCATCGTAGTCAGACTTACCGTGTTTCTTTGTACCCGCTAAACCTTGACCTTGATTGTACCAATGAGATCCACCTTGTCTTCTATCATTATAGGGATGATACGAATTGGGTCTATTCATAACGTGACCTTTCTTCTTCTTGACACCTCTTTCTGCCTCGTGGTTATGTTTACGAGCATCAGCATTATACTTTGCACCGTAAGTTCCTGATCCACCATAATTACGTGCTATTCTATCTTTTACTTTAGTCGCTCTGTCTTTTCCCATATCTCCCTTTGGAGTTTCAGAAATAACAAATTTAGTTGACTTAATTATTTCTTCTGGAACACAGTTAGGAACTTCTTTTCCATTTTTCATTTTAGTTGGAGGACTGCCAATCTTCTTTCCATCCCAACACTTAGATGCTCCCACGTTCTTACGTGCTTGCTTTAGACCTTCCTCTACAGATACTGGTGTGGTATCTTCGTGTTCGATTACCTTACCATCTTTATCCTTTTGATGATGCTCTACAAACTTAACAGGCATTGATACAGTTCCTTTTCCTGGAACGTACTTTGTAGTTCTAGGATTCTTAGGATCATCTGACTTGAAGTCTTTATGAATCTTATCATATTCCTTCTTAGTCATCTTGAGTTCTTCATTATAATTACCAACTGCTTCTTTTACCCTATGCAATACTCCCTCGTACTTTGGATTAGGTGAAGTACTATCAAAAGCAGGATTGTTTTTATAACGATCAGGTTGTGCGTCTCTTTGTTTTGTTAACTTCTTTGCTTTATCATCAAGATACTTTTTCATTACTGATGTATCCTTCTCTTCAATATGCTCCACCTCTTCTCTCTTAAACTGAGGATGATTGTCTAACTTCATTCCTCTTTTCTTTTCAAGTGCTGCTTTCTTTTTTGCTGACTCTTCACCTGTGTTATCAGAGTATCTATTGTCATACTTTTCATATACAGCAGCGTATGCTTCTGCCATCTTAGCACCTGCTTTTGCCATACCACCTACTCTCTTTTTAATTTGTTTATCTTTTATTTTTTTAACATCAGGGTTATCGCCTTTGTATTTCATATGTCCTTCAACTTCTTTCGATGCTTTAGCAACGTAACCACCTAGAGTTTTGTTACTCAACTCATCAAGATGCTCAACCTCTTCTTTAGCAGTCTTTGCTGCTTTCTTGAAAGCATCTTTTGCAGGATAGTCTTCATCACCAGGTTTTGCAGGTGATTCACCTCTTGCTCTCTTAGCGTGGATGTTAGCATAAAGACCTTTCTTCTCCTCTATATGCTCTACCTCTTCTGTCTTAGCAGATGCTTCTGATGGTTTTGCTTTTATAGTTTTCTGATTCTCGCACTGTGGATCTACAGTAGTCTCCTTTTCCTTAACAGTATCAATCTTTGGAGAAGCATCACTTGGTTTCATATTAAGTGTCGCTGCGTTTGCTGTCTCTACAAAAATCTGTGCTATTTCTTTTTGTGCAGTGCTGTGTGTATGCACATCGATATACTCACTAGGGTTATCGGTGTTATGATTAGCATACTCTACGACATATCTGACACGTTGTACGTCTGAAGGACTATACTTCAATAGTTTTGTCGCTGTTTTAAGGTCCATTTGATTAATTATCCTATGATATTATTTAGACTTTCGGAAGTCGCTAAATTTCTTTATGCTTTGCCCAGGAGTCATTGCCTGTACTGCTTGTCTATAGGTATCGGTTCCTATTTTCCAGTCGTTTCCTGACCCATCATCAGCAGAATGATGTTTTTCTCTTACCTCATTTAGTGAGGTTAACCAACAACGGAATCTCCATCCGTTACCGTCTTCAAATATTGCATAGTTAGTTCCACGATGAACAATCTTACCTTGAACACCAGTGTCTAGGTGCTCAACTACTGTTCCCATATCAAAAATACTTTTGCGAACGTATGCTTCTCTTAAGTTTTGTAGATCTAACTTAGGAGCGATCTGCCAGAGTTCTTTAATCTCTACGTCCTCTTTCTCTTGGATACCCATACCTTTACGTACCGCATCCATAAGTCTTTTTGCTACTCCCTCATCTTTTCCAGGGATACCTTTAGCAAAATCTTCTAGGTTTCCTTCAGCAGCAAATGCACGCATCTTAGATGCAGACATACCTTCAACACCTTCAGCATCAGGATCTCTTTGTCCACCAGATACTACCTTGAGTTCTTCAAAGTTATATGCTTGACCATTATATTTTTGTAGGAGGTCATTAAATTCTGCTACCCTATCACTACCAACAACCATTGTTACTGAACTGTAACCCTCTTCATTGATAGAAGACAATACATTAAAAATGTTTCCTTTATCAGGATCATTTTGTATTGCATTTGCGTGGTCGGGGAACATCTGTTTAAGATAGTTTATCTTCTCCGCAGGTTCCAACGGATTTTTCTTTGCATCAACAGTACGTGATGGATAAATCCTGTATTCTCCTCCTTGAGAAGACTCCGCAACTTTGGATAAAAGTTTTTCGTGACCCACAGTAGGAGGATTGAACCTCCCAAAAGTAATTGCAATGTTTCCAAGATCTGTTACCGATGAATTACCTTCATTTTCAGCAGCACCTTCTTCAGCACCCGCTTGTGCTTGTTCTGCTTCATCACGAGAAACTGTAACAAGTCTCTCACCACCTTCTGATTTTGCCACAATGTTACCTGTGCGATCAGCATAGTAACCGTGACCAACGTGTTGGAGACCTCGTTTCGCTGCTGCTTCTCCTGCAACAGTGCGTGCTTCTGATAGGAATTGCTTAAATTTCATAATACTATTTATCAACCCCAGTTCTTTTCTATATTAAAGTTAGTTTTACTGAACTCTAGTCTGTCAACTAACTTTATAGCGGAACCAGATTTAATTGCTACAAAACCTTCTGGTGCTGTAACACGATAACCATTGTCAGTTTTGATGTAAGTACCAATAGTATTTACTTTTGATAACTGACGAACAATATACATCTTACATTCAGTTAAATTCATATAAGATGCTACTGTCATATATATCGGTCGTGCATTAGTTTTAATAAACTTTAGACCATCTAGTTGTATCTGTTTATATTTATTCTTTGTCGCTTCTGTTTTCTTGGTATCAATTTCTTTTTGCAATGTTGCTTTATAAAATTTCTCAAAAGCATTAGATACATCTGCTGTACTAGAAAACTTCACACCCTTTTTAATATAACTGTTAAAGAATAATTTAAAGACTTCTGATAGTAAAAACTTACCACTACCTGTCTGTCCTAGAACATCTAAGAACTGTGATGCTTGTTTGAGAGAACCCTCTGCACGGTTTGTTGCTGAGATAAACTTAGATAATGTAGTTCTATCAAATGTAGAAGCACCTGTTGCATCTTTAAAGTTAGATGAGAATACTGCTACGTCATTACTTTTCATAGAAGATGTATTAACACCGAAAGATGCTTTCATATCTCTAACTGTGCCATCACCACCGCTATACTTTGTATGGAATACGATACCCATCTTTGCGGTTCTAATTTTCTTACCCATATCACTCTTTACAGGTACAGCATAGGTAATAGTATTAGGTGTAAACACATAACAAGATTCACCATTTACATTTCTAGTAACCACATCATTATAAAAAAGTAAATCACCTTGCAGTACACCTTTGATACCTAACTTAGGTAAATATTCTAAACAAACCTTAAGTTTATCTGCTAGTTGACCTGCATAGTATGTGTCTATATCACTATTGCTTCTACAAATTTTTGGTGTTCCTTTATTAAATACTGCTTTTGTTCCAACAAAAAATTTTCCTGTAGTAGGATGCTGTCCACATACAATAGCAGGTGCACCATCCCATTTGGTAGTGATTCGTATATTGGAATGTGGTTCTGTTAACATAAGACCTAACTCTCTTAGAATCTTGATAGCATTTCTACCACCATTAGACCCACTGTTGAGTATATCGTCTTCTAAATGTTCGAGGTGAGTGTTTTTCATACTATCCTAGTTTAACATCTATTCTGATTACTGGATTATATTGTGTGACACCTTGTAGACTGGTAGGAATCCTCTCTATAGGACCTTGAACACCTTGCCCTAGTTGTCTTGTCTTTGGAAATGTACCTTGTTTCTTTTTAGAAAATCTTGGATTTACTATTGCACAAAACTCTTGTACTAATTTCTTAGTAATTGGTCTCAAACCTTTTTCTGTTAGTATATGTGTCGCTATTTGGAGAGGTTTTCCTTTTAATGTCAACTTTCCTGTGATTGATTCTTCTACAAAGGCACATCTAAATTCATCATAGACTGATCCGACACCATCCTTACCTTTAGTTCCTATAATTTCTATCAACCTTTCTTCTAGTGCTGCTGCATTTGGATTGTGTTTGACTAATGAATCAACGTCTTCCTTTGTCATATATTTATTTGGAAAAAATGCTTCCACATCATTAATTACTGCTTGGATATTTGCCAAAGTATTACCATCTGTGCTTGAACCTTTACCTCTAGCAATTTTTTTATATATTTCATTAAGTGCAGTTACATTAGTCTCTATCATTGAACTACTAAGTTGAAAAGAATTTCCATATTTCATAGAGCATTGATATATCTTACCACCTTTATAAAAAACTATATCAGATTTACTTCCCGATTCCATCTTTTCAAATGAGGCATAAAATTTTAAACTTTCATTAGTGGATAAGGTCTTTGCAAGTTTATCTACTACTTTTACAGAGTCTTTTTGTACTGTACTGTTTGTTTTATTCCAAGTTTCTAATGCTTTTTCTTTAGTTTTTAGTTGTTTACTAGATAAAACTTCTGGATTAGTAAGACGACTATATGCAGTATGTAATACGCACCATTCAAACTGAGTTCCTTGATCTTGTTTCCTTGCCATCGACCTTTTTTTACTATTTAGAAGGTACCTGCTTTTTTATATAAATTCATAGCAAAACAACGTCTTCCTGCTGACGTAACTGGCACTTCGTGTTGCATCTTTGCATCAAATATTAATAGTTGTCTTGCTGACACATAGTATGGATTACGTCCGTCAAATATTATAGGTGATGCACCATCATCTATTTTTAAATATCCAACAGCAGCAAAATCAGCAGGAAAATGACAGTGTGGTTTCACATAGTCTCCCTGTTTATAATCTGCACCCCATATATCTTTAGCAAAATATTCTACATCTGTGGTTCCATCATTCAATCCACCATAAACTCTGCCACCTGCATTGTATATCAGGTTAGCAATCATTTTACAGCACAAACTGACATATGATTCGCACTTAGGCATTTTCATATCCCAATCAGTTTGACGTGCTACAACATTAGATGCTTCTGGTGATGGTTTATCTAACTTTAACCAATCATCAATAACAGTGTTTGCTTCTTCAATACATTCATCTGGTAGTATAAACTCAAATACTGGTTGTCCACTACCGACATAAACTGTCATCTTAGTTCATTAACTTTCTCTACTATTTTATCTATAATGTCAATATCTATTCCTAAAAATGGTGGAATGATACCTAGTAGACGTAGTGTTCCATCTAAAAATAATGCTAGGCAAGTAAATCCTAATATCATACTTATGACAGTAGCATCTCTGTTATGCTTACGCATAGATTCTTCATCTATTTTCTTCGCTTGTTCTAATGTCTGTTGAAGTAAAAATTTAACTTCTTCCTTAGTATAAAAACTTCCTAATCCTGGAAGTTTTATACTTGGTTTCATATCTGAGAATGGAAAATTAGTCATTTCCTTTTCCTGTTGTGATTTATCTGTCACCTTCCTTTCGTTCCTCTGAACGTTTTATAGAAAACTCTCCCTCTGGATAGCGAGATGCAAGTTTCACTGTATTACGGAAGATTACTTCTGCAAGACGTTCATCCAATGCCATTGCTGCTTGTGCAGCATACCACATCACGTCTCCGAGTTCTGTAACAAGGTGGTCTTTAACATCATCGTTCCAAGGTTTACCTTGAAATTTGATTTTTTTAACAAGTTCCATAAACTCGCCCGCTTCAGCAACCATTCCTGATGCTGCGGTATCGAGTCTTTCTATTTTACACCCTTCTTTATGTAGTTCCTCGTACCTTTCTATTAGAGAATCATAACTCTTACTTGCATCAGATGTTACCAAATCAACGAACTCTGTGTACTTATCAAGATCTATGTCAAATTTCTCTGCTGTTTTTTGTCCCTTTCTTTTTTTCGCTTCTGGTGATGCGAACCCCTTAAAATCTTGTGATTGTGTAAAATCTTGAGGCATTGGGTCTGGTGTAGAAGTCATACTTTAAAATCAGTAAATAATGTTGGTTGAATTTTAGGTGTGTCCTCACCATTGTGACCAGGATCTATAATATTCTCCTGCTGATCACAATCATACAGTCTCATCTTCCCTCTGTCAATACCCACAACAAATCTTTTGTTCATTGTTGGATCATTGTATCTATTTTTTAACTGCTTGATCATTATTTGACCGTTTGCTTCCAAGTCTTCACTAGAGATAAGAGCAAACATAAAGTCAGCAGTTGCAGGAAGACCAAAAGATTCAGAAGTGTCGGTAAGTTCCACGTCTGAATTACCGTAACCTGATCTAGTAGTTTGAGTAGCACTAATGATAGGAAGGTTGCACTCAGCAGCAAGACCACGGAGTTCTTCAGCGATTGCTTTAACATAGGTATAAGAGTTAACTATTGCCCCCTTATATCTAGCAGATGCACAGATGTTTAAATAATCTACAAACACTACGTCAGGAGTAAAAGACTTTTTAATTGCTAACTCTTGTAGTAGAGATTTGAAATGACCTACGTGTGCTGCTGCTGTTGGATATTCTTTTACAATAAGACGACCTTGAGTTTTCTCTGCAACCTTTGTCAACTTATTATCGTACATAACTTTAGGCAATGTTTCTAGTTGTTGTACGTTTATATTCAATAAGTTTGCATCAATACGTTCAGCAATTTTTTCCTCTGCCATTTCACAAGTAATATAAAGAACATTATATCCTTGCATTAGATGTGAAGCAGCGGTGTGGCACATAAACAATGACTTACCAACACCAGTTCCTGCCAGTGCGATATTCAATGTCTTCTTACCTAGACCACCCTTTGTAATCTTATTGAGCATAGAAATATCAAAAGGAATTTTCTCTTCCTTTCTATGATAGAAATCAAATCTATCGTCAGCATCATCTATGTAATCGTGTCCAACAGAATTATCAAAACTAACAGCAAGTGCATCAGTAAGTAATGATGGAATAGCATCTCTACTTGCTTTCTTCTCACCGTCAGCAATTTGAATTGACTCTAATAGAGCGTTGTATATTGCACGATCACGACACCACTTTTCTGTAGTGTCTACTAACCATTTAATATCGTGTGCTGTATCTTCAAAATTAGAAATACTATTTTGTATAGTCTTAGATTGTTCATCTGTAAGATCTCTACGGGTTTCTAATTCAATAGTCAATGCTTCCTTAGTTGGAAGACGATCGTACTCAACAAAATATTTTGATGTTTCTTCAAAAAGTATTTTGTTATTAACATCTTCAAAATATTCTCCTTTGAGATGTGGAATTACTCTACGAGTAAACTTTTCTTCAAAGAATAATGATGAGATAATTAAATTCTCAAGATTAGACATAATGTGTGTAAGAACTTACGATAAATTTGTCGTCAGAAATAGTGCGTTTACCTGAGTGTGGGTATAACCATAGAGGAGGGAACATAACTAATCTGCCTTCCTTTGGTTTTATTGTAGGACCGTTTTCAAAAACTGTCTCGCCACCTTCTTCAACATCATTTAGATACCAGAACATTGATAAGAACCTACGAGCAGATGCGTGGTCTCCCACATCAACGTGTTTATCAAAACGATCATCAGTTCCCTTTTCATATTTCTTAACTCTGAATTGTTCAAGAGCAGATTTGACAGGAAAATATGGTCTACAATCTACATCCTCCATATATTTTTGGACATAGTAATGTGATGATTCAATCAAAGCATTCTGTATCATTCCCCACTCAGACCAAGGAGATACATTGAGATTATGCTCATTGTCATCTATTGCCTGTGTGATATTGAATTGACGAAACTTAGGTAGACCTTTCTGATCTACCTCTTCGTGAATCTGACTACCAAATAATCTAATAACGTTTTTGCAAACAGTATTAGGTAATGTGTAGTCATAAACTTGTATGTAATCTCTGAGTTCCACTAACCGTACGCAAATTCTTTTTGTGCTGCTTCATCTAGTTGCTGCATTATTCCTTCGGTGAAGTACTTGTCAGGATCGGCAAGGATAGCAGAAGGATAAACGGAAGATTCACCAACAACAATCCTATTACCCCGCTTTGTGAAGACTCCATACTTTTCACCCAACTCCAGTAATCCGTAATACCTGTCGAGTCCACGTTCGTCATAGAAAAGACGAGTAGTAATTTTAGCATTCTCTTTTGTAAATCTAGATTTCTTTGTTTCACATCTAATGATGTTTCCGATCACTTCTTTACCATCTTTCTCTTTAGACTTAGCGAGATAGATGATAGTCGATGCTGCATATTTAAGACCAGAACCACCGCCCATTTCTTTTGTAGGTACATATGCACCCACTACATCATATGTATGGTTTGTGACAATCATAGGTATGTTCGCTTTACCCAACTTCAAAGTAAGAACACGGAAGATTGCTTTGACAACCTGTGCACGAGTCATATCTCGTGTGTCTTTACCTGCTGATGAGTCTTCTACTTCTTTCGATGTAGATAACATACCAAGAGAATCAAGAACGAACATTAATGGTTTACGTTCTGCTTCTGGTTGTTCAAGATATTTGTCAACAATTCTTAATGATTGTGTTCTAAATTCTTGAACTGTAGTAACAGGAACTAAAACCATACGATCAGAAGGAATATTCCTAGACTCAATCATATCCTTAGATAATGCAGACTCAGATTCAAAATAAATGCACCCTGCTTCTGGATTACTTGCAAGAAAACTTTTTACCATACTAAGAGTAAAGAAAGTTTTACCTGTACTACTCTCACCTGCAATAGCGGTGATCTTATTGGAAGGTATTCCACCTTTAATACTACCACTTACTAGGGCATTAAAGATGTAACTACCTGTATCTACAAAAGACGCAACGTCTCCTGCTGATACTCCATCTGACACTACACCTGCATACTCGTTTCCGATGTCGCTGATAATGTCTTTAAAAAATGCTGATGTCATACAAAAAGGTCTTCTAAAGTAGCGATTTTTTCTGCCTTCCAGTTGATAGTATCCATAATAACTTGTAAAGGATCAAGAAAACTCTTCTGGAATTGTAGATCAAAATCTATGTATTTGTCAAGTCCAAACTCTTTAGGTAATGTTTGGAAGAATGAAATAACGTTTTCATTAATTTTGTTTGGTCGTCTAAGATAAAGAAACTTTACTTTCTCTCCCTCTTGTATGAGAGGATACTTGTGAGTTATCTTTGTTTTCTTAGCGTGGAAATTATATAGTAACGCACCACGTACGTGTATGGGAGTTCCCTTACTATAAATTGTAGCAGGATTTGAGAATTTGCCAACCCCATTACATCCACGAGGGAATGCAATATCTTCTGGTGGCATAGTTTCAAATTTCTTTCTGAAGTTTCCTACAAATTCTTGTACATCAGATTCTGTACCATTCATAATAACTTTCAGTGCATCTTTAATTGCTGTCCTACAAGCAGCAGGTGTAGATGATTTAACTGCTTCAATACCCATCATCTTTAGTTTAGGTTCAGCGTATTGAACACCCTCACTATTCCATACATTGAGGATGTATCTTTTCTTAGCAGTCCAGATGCCTTTGTTAGCGATGTTCTCTCGCTTCATAAACATCTTTTGATCATATGCGTTTACAGTGGTTGCCAACGCTTCATAAGAATTCTGAATATACTTTTCAAATTCCACATCACACACCTTCTCAAGGAACCTGAGAACGCTTTGATCGCTTTTCTCTCTGCCCTTGAATACAGTTTCAACCAGAGAACCCAGATTAAGATAAATGGAATCGGTATCAGAAGCAATAACATAATCAACCTCCTTTGTTTTTAAAATTTTGTTTATGTAAGAGTTCATTTTGTTTTCTATCCAACGGATAGATAACTGTCCAGACAATGTAATTGCTTCAGCATTAGCGATGTTGAAGTATCGGAAGTATTGATTTCCGATAGCACCATAAGCACTATTAAGTTGAATCTTACGTGCCATCTGGATATTATTAAAAGCAGATATGTCTGCTTGTAATTCTTTATCACCTGTCTTTTCATATTCAGACTTGGCAATAAGCATTTTCTTTTTATAGATCGTACGTTCATCGTAGATCTTTTGCATCATCTCAGGTAAGAAACCTTGAATGTCTTTTCTATATTGTGCACCATTAGCAGCAACACAATAGTCACTATCAATATCAATCTCACCATTTAAGATTTTGTCCACAGAGATACTTGGGTATCTAGTGGGAACCAAAGTCTCTGGTGAAATGTTATATTCCATAATGAGATGAGGGTACAGAGAGTTAAGGTCGAAACTAACCACCCAATCATATAACCCAGGTATAGGTTCCTTAACGTACGCACCTGCGTATTTGTCATCTTTCTTACTTTCTTGACGAGGTGGAACACAGATCTTTCTCTCCTTTAGATAGTTGTATATAAGTGTATCCCACATACGAACCTGAGAATACACATCTTCAAAGTTTACCTTGGCATCATATGCCATAGTAATTGCTAGTTCGAGAAGTTTCATTTTCTTCTCTAGTCTGTCAACTAGATCAACGTCTTTAATGTTGTACTCTACAAACTTCTGCCAATGTTCTGTATAGAAGTCTTTAAAGTTTTCAAACTCACTATGATCTAGTTTACCTTCACCAAGTTCTACTGTAGCAATGTGCTCTAGACGATATGACTCTTGATTAGTATATGTAAACTTTCTATAAAGATCAAGATAGTCTAAGATGCTGACACCTAGTATATCGTAAGCAAGATTCCTACGTCCTTGAATGTAGACCTCTCGCATATTTACTTTATTCCAAGGTGATAATGACTTCTGCCATTTCTCTCCTAGTACACGTTCTAGACGACGACAAATGTAAGGTATATCATACAAGTTACAGTTCCAACCAGTAATAATATCAGGTGTATTAGAACACCACCACTTATGAAAGTCGGTAAGCATTTCCTGTTCTGTCCAGAACACTCGATACTCTGTGTCTACCTTTGCTTCACGAGTTCCCCAAGTAATAAACTTACCAGTAGCAAGATCTTTGATTGTTATACAAAGCATTTCCTCCTGTGATGCTTCTACATCAGGGAATCCATTTTCACAAGCAACCTCAATATCAATAGTAATGATTTTCATATCACTCATATTGAATCTTAGTTGACCTGGATATTTTTCAGAGATCCATTGATATACAAAACGTTCGTAACCGTGAACCTCAAAGTTATTAACGTCTTTATATTTTTCAATAAACTCTCTAGCACGACGAGCACCATCCTGCACTACAGGTGTCATTTTCTCACCTGTTAGTGACTTCCATTTACCTTTAGGTGAAGGAACAAATAATGTAGGTTTGATAATCTCTTTAAACGATACTGGATCACCATTTTCATATCCTCTACAAAGGATAGAGTCACCTAGTAAAGTTACGTTAGAGTATAATCTGCTCACAATGCTTTCTTGTAATTAGTTATTGCGTCTTTGGATGGATCTACTATAGTCAAAATTACATCAGATGTCAAGAAGACATCTCTTTGATCTGTATGTTCTGGAAAAGCAGATACTTTATCACCATCAATTTTCATACAACCTGTAATTAAGTATGATGGTTCTTCATCTAATTCAGTAACCTCTCCCATAAGGTAACTAAGACTGTCCCTTAGTATCACCAGTTTGATTGGTGCCATTGTCTGCCTCCGTTAGTTTTTCCCATTTAGATAATAACTCTGGGTGTGGATTGTAAATTGTTTGAACCTGACTTAACTGTACTAGACAACGTTTGTCTGCTGACATAGGTATCCAAGGAAATAGTTGTAGATCTAAGTCATTGATTTTTTGTGGTTCATCAGAAGTTCCTGATTCAAAAAGCATTTCCGCTGTTGCTTCTACTATAACCTGATAAGGGTTAGTAAGAAAGTATCCAATAGGAGAATATACTTCTTTATTAGGATACGCTTCTTGAACATCAGCGATTATATCTTCCCCGTTGGCGACTCTTACGATCTTGACGGTCATACTCTTTCTCCATAAGTTGTTGGTAAACACCTTTGACAAGTTCGCCAAAGGCACGACGTGATGAAATATTTCTTTCGTCCGCTAAGAGACGAACGTAGTAAAGAAAATCCTCGACATCAGATGTAGGGATGTCCATATTGACATTCTCCTTCTCTTTAATATGCCGAGGTGTGCAATTCACATAGTAGTTCATAAATTTAGTTGAATAAAAAAGAGACCCGATGGGTGGGTCTCTTCAGTTGTGTATTATGTATAAAGGTTTAGAAAGTGTACTTTGTACCTAACTTAACACCGTATGCGTTATCAGCAGCATCTGCTGTCTGTAGTGAAAACTCTCCATACACTCCAACTGCTTCGGTTACGTCAACAGAACCACCAAGGTATCCAATGAAGTCTGTTGAAGACTCACCACCGTCAGGTGCAGTTGTGATAGGACCACCAGAAACATACCAGTTGTCTCCTTCATATCCGACTTGTAATTCTGTTGTTGTGCCTGTGTAGTTACTACCTGTTAGAGATGAGTTTACTTCTACGTTGACATAAGGACCTGCTAGTACAGGTGCTGAGAGTGCAGAGACAGATGCTACTGCTAATAGTGATTTAATCATTTTTGTTTTTAATTTCTCGCAAGGAAAACCCCCGCGGATGTTAGACTACCTCGACATAGGTGTCTTTTGAATCTACGCAGGGGCACGATCTTTCGATCCCTTTGTATAATTATATAGTATATCTTAATACACTAACATTGTCAAGTGTTTTTAATTTAGGATATATCAAAGACTTTTCTCTTCTGATGTTCTGGTACAATCTTGTTCAAACTTATTGATAGAAGACCGTTCTTGTATTGAACTTCTCCAATCTCTACATCATCAGCAAGGTTAAAAGTCTGAGTAAATTCTCTAGATGCGAGTCCACGATGCACGTGTGTGCGTGGTTCTTCATCTTCTTTACTTTTTTTAGATGCAATAGTTAGAACGTTTTGTTCTGTAGATACTTCTATGTCATCTTTATCCCATCCTGCAAGTGCCATCTCAATCTCCCAGTTTTCTTCTGAGTTTTTGATGATGTTATATGGTGGATAGGATCTGTTAGATCCGTTTGTGACATCCAATCTCTTAAGAGTTGGTCCTAATCCGATGCTTGTTTTCTCTATAGCATCCATTAGAAAGTCAAGGTCATTTGCTGTGTACCTAGATAGCGTACCCATAATAGTTCTCCTTTTTAAGCGAGTGTGAATAGTGTCCCTGTAAGGCGACAATACTATTTAACACTATATGTATTGCTATGACTAGGAGGATAACCATAAGTAAATATACGGGTGTCACGAAACCATTCATTTGTCTAAATAGAGCCAGTATAGTCTCTAAATTTAAAGACAATGAAGAAACTCGCTTTCGTTATTGTTATGGGAATATTGGGTGCACCTCTATCAGCGAGGGCAGATTTAACGCATAAAATTCAATCTAGTATCCAGTTAAATGTGAATGCAGCAGCGACTCAGGTAAGTCGTACTCCAAACGTTTACAGTGTATCAGGTAATAACGTTACAACAACTGGTACAGATTCTAATGGTGCATCATACAACACCATAGGTGCTATGACAATCACCGCATCTACAGGTGTCGGAGCAATACCTTCTCTAGGTGCAGTTCAGGCAACAGCAGGGGAAAGTTTCAGCTTTACACAATCTTGGAATCAAGGTGATGCCATATCAACAACGTTGACCACAGGTGCAGTATCAG